AAAGCGGATTGGATCCTGTTGCCATGAAGCGTTGTTTCAGCATGCTTGCTGTAAGCTGCTTTCCTTCCAGTTGGGCCTGTCGGTAATATTGGAGTAACGTGGAACTTACATTGTCCAGATATGCATTGATGTCGTGTGCTTCTGGGTTCATGGCAGAAACACGTTTGTTCTGCTTGTCCCAATGTTCCTGCAAGATGGAAGTCTTCAGGCTTACATCTGTTGCCTTGTTATTGACTATAATGCGGAGCATGATTGTTGACTTGCTGTCTTTTTGAAGCTTTCTACGCTTCAGATAAAAGTAAATGGAAAAACTATGTCTCATAAGAAATAAATATTAATTGTGTCCATATCACGAACGGGTGTATAGGACACGGATAAGACATAGATTATGGTTCTGAATGGAATGTAATATATTGATTATTAACGACCTTGAATAAAGGATTATAAGAAAAGAAAATAAAGTAGATGTGTGATTTTCAGATATTTGTTAAGGTCATAGGAAAAGGTTCGGATCCGCCTGGGGCCCGAACCCAGAGCCCCAATCTGCCTTGGGGTAATTGGGTAAAATGTAATGTGTTTATTATCAGATGTTTGCGACTGTATAGTTAGGCATTGCTTACAAAAATAGGTTCAGTTCCTGCAATATTTGCTGATGAACCTTGTAGGACATTAGTATTCAACCAGATACATCGAGCTATTAAGTACGGACTTTTCAGAGAACCACCTTTTTCCATCTTAATCAAAGAAGAATTTGACGTTACGGAGGTAGCATTTTCCGGCTCGTCGGAACGGACAGGAAAAGCTGGTTATTTCTGTTTCTTTTGGGAGTTCCTACATTCCGCAGTTTTGGCATGTCCGTTCACATAAGTACGGGCTTCTTCACGGAATCTTTCACGTTCCGATGTTCCGGGTTTACCGAACTGGACATCCATGAGTTCGTCGATGTTTGTTAGACCGTTTTCTTTTAAAATCTCCTTTTCTGTCTTCATGTTCCAAAGATAGTTCTCTTGATAGAAAAGGACAAGTTTTATGGTGTAAAATTGTGAAGAACGGTGTGATAAGGTTTAAGTATAGTATACGCTAGTTATGGTTTGAGCAACTTCTTCTATATGGGTATTATAAATTGAGTTCAACATATTATTGTACTTTAGACTTTTTGATAAAGACTAATAGCTTTTCCTTGTGTCTTAATTTTTTGGTATTTGTATTAGGTTCATGTAAATTTATTATTAGTGAT